CCACGCGGAACAACTTAACCGTCAGGTGACACTGATGGCATCGTTCAACCTAGCGTTAGATAGCGTGACAAAGGGTAAACCAAACAGCGCCAGCGCAGCGCAAATCGAAGAAGCCGTGCAACAGGCCATTTACGATACACAGCAAACAAACGGTGGTACGTTCCTAGAGACCGCGCCTAGCATAGCAAGAGAAAATGTTGGCCGAGTTGCGTTCATGTACAAAAACTACGGCCTGCAGATGTATTACACTATGCTGAAGACAGCCAAGACCGCCATGGACAGTGACAAGGGTACGTTGTTTGGTAAGGAAGGATCACCCGAACGTAAGGCCGCGGTAAAACAACTTATCGGTATGCACGGATCGGCATTGTTCTTCGCAGGTGTTCAAGGCTTGCCACTGTACGGTGCAGTCAAACTAATCGCTAACTTGTTCTTCTTAGATGAAGAAGAGGAAGATTTTGACACACTGGTGCGGCAGTACATGGGCGAGGGTTGGTACAAAGGTGCTATAACAGAACTCGCGGGTATCGACGTTGCAAGTCGTATGGCTCTTACAGGGTTGTTAATCCAAGAAAACAGGTTTAACAATGATCCGTCCCTAGAAGAAACTATCGGGTTCTACGTAGGTGGCCCAGCACTCAGCGTGGCTAACCGTCTGTACCGTGGAGCCAACGATTTGTTTTCTTCAGAAGGAGATACACAGCGCGGCATTGAGAATATCATGCCTGCAGGTCTGGCAAACGCCTACAAGTCTACCTTTGGCAGATACGCACAGCAGGGTGGTATATACACAAGACGTAATGACCCTATCTACGATGACATGACTGGCGGTGAATTGGTTGCTCAAGCTCTCGGTTTCCCACCAACAGAGTACACGTTCCGACAAGAACAGAACAGCGTAACCAAACGTATCGACATCGCTGTAGGCAAGCGGCGCTCTGCCCTGCACAAGAAACTGTACATAGCGCAGCGTATGGGTGACTTCGATGCTGAGATGGAAATCTATGATGAGATTGATAAATTCAACGCTCGTCATCCTGAAGCAGAGATCAACGCTAAATCTATAGAGCGTTCGTTGAAGCAGCATGAAAAGACTTCTGCAGAGATGTATAACGGGGTAACTCTAAGTCCCTTGTACCGTGATGCTCTGGAGATGATCCGAGACTCCTACAAACAATAAAAAACCCCCGCCGTTGCAGTGCGAATCCTAGCCGGGCGGGGGTATAGAGGAGAACGACAAGTAAGTGGGACTTGTCAAGTGCAATGTATCACACTGTTCTCCACATGCGAACCCCAAACATTTCGTTTTCTACGCGTACTCGTACTTCAACATTCCAGTTTTTGCGTTGTGCTATATCAAGAAACTGTTTCTTGGCTTTGACAGTATTAACGCACGGGATAAAAATAGATGCTCCAACCACCATGGCGTCCCAATCTACGATGATTTTTACCCCGTCTGGCGCAAGATCATCAATCCTCAGTGGCTTCTGATACACCGTTAAAACCTTTCAACTCCACAGCGATGGCTCGAATAGGCGGCAGGTGTAAGTTAGTACCTTTAGACAAACGCATCTGTTTGCGTACAGCGCCCATCTCTTTCTGCATCCCTGCCACTACGCCCGTGTAGTCTAGCTTCTGCTCTCCAAGCCACTTCTTAAACGGTTTAGGTACAATGTAGAGCATGTTTGTATCTGTCTCGTACCGTGCGACTAGCGAACCCCTTGGGTTTTGATCGGGGATAACCAAAGGCGAGATACCTTCCGCGGATTGTGCGGTATCCGTACTTTTGATCTTCAGTATGCTGCCCCAATGCTCCGTTGTAAACTCAGTGACCAATGTCTGTACCGATGCAGTGCTATCATCCACGAATGATTTGACCCGTATTAATTGGTTAACCACCCACTTAAACAGCTTCCGCATGTCGTAGTCTATGATACCCGCACGTTTCGCTGCTAACGCACCCGCGAGAATTGCTGAACAACCTCCAGACCAAAAACGATTCTTTTGATCCAACCCTGCGGCTTTATCTAGTTTTGCTTTTATCTTTTCGTAGTCCGCTTCTATGCTGTCCCTGTTCTGTATAACATATTGCACAAACTCTGGTCCAAAGTGACCGTAGTTGTCTTGGACATCTGCAAACAACTTGGCGGATACAAACGGGTCTACATCTACTTTCGGCATGTCATCTACCCGCAGCTCTAACAGCCGCTGCATTTCTGCTTTGGTATCGCCCTTGGCCATAGCCATCTGCGCGTACATGCTAATGTTACCAGAGGACACAGCTATAAGACGCCAAGGTTTACCTCTGGCACGTTCGTAGTTACCACCACCCGCCATACGGTTTTTCTGTGTACCCTCGGATAGTTGGTATGCGTAGTCGGAGGCATGTCGGCCAAGAATGTTCGTCATCTCGTCTGTGTTTAGCAACATGTTGTGCATAACTTCTGCTAAGTTCATACGCGAGTTCGGTGTATCGCTCTTAGTGCCTGTAAGCCCCCGTGGCTCCCCCCATATAGCTGTGCCTGTGTACATAGCAGTTGTTTTGCCACCACCTGTTTCGCCGTACAGATGTATGCCTAGACTGTACAAACCTGTTAGGGGCATGAGTATTGTACCAAACCCCGCACACACGGTAAGCTGCTGTAGTTCCATACCATCTTGGTTGTAGAAATCTAATATTTCTTTGCTGCGTTCTTTGCTGCCCGTGGGTTTAAACTTCTTTATATACCCTGCGGTTTTGCTAGATGGTGGATTGTACTCCACGCCTGTTGCGGTAATCAGTTGATCGCCCAGCACAAACTGGTCCATCTTCTTGTCATCCACCCAACCAAATTGCTGGTGCGCCTCGCTGGCGGTCGTGGTTTGCTGTAGTTCTTGTATCCATGTAGCTGTGTATGTCATCAGTCGATCTACGTCCTTCCCGAATGTTGCTATGCCCTGCATAGACATGTGTTTGCGAAACTCTTCTCTTGAAGTGACACTCGACAGCGGGACAACAAAGTCGCGTACCCCGTCTCGTGGTAAGTGCAGTGCAAACGCTATAACTTCACCAAGCTCCACATCATGTAGTCTGCGCGTGACGTAAAAGTCGTGGTGGTATATACATACTTCTTCTGTGTCGCCATCTTCGTTCGTGCTACGCAAATACACGCCACCATTCTGACCCCGAAAGTATGGCTTAGGCATCGCGGGGATTGTTATGGTTTTCGTGTCCTCCCCATCTATTTCCTCTATGACATTGTCTTCGGGTGTGGCCTCTTTGACCTCTTTGGTTAGCTGTGCAGGAGTTGTTATCTTACCCTTGTTGGGACAACCCTCGCATCCTTCGGGGTTAAAACGCTCTATCGTGCTGCAGAACTGTGGGCCACCTGTGTCTTCCATCTTACGCAGTGTGGCTTGAACATCGTAGTCTTCATGCTCCGACGACATCACATGCGCGGCCTCCGCACCGTCCTCACACACATTAGCTATAGATAACCCCGCTCTCCATAAGTCGTGCGACACAGTGCTCTGGTTTTTGATTATGTGTTTTATCTGCGCACAACCCGTACCGTTCTTGGTCTTCAATAGTAGACGCCGAAAGCTACCTTTGTAGTTTTGTTGCAGGGCTTCTCTAAACGCACTTGTCGCAGATGCCTCGCGTTTCTGGGGTACTGGTATCGGATCACCCCCTAACAAAACCGAAAACTTATCGAAGTCTACAGTCGTCGGTTCTTCCACCCCATAAAGTTCTACAGGCAGCGGCTCACCATACTTATAGTTGTGAGTGCTTGGCACACGTAGTACGCCAGCGGCATCAGACGTTCGAGACGGGTCAGCAGGAAACCCCTGCTCGGCGCATACCCTCTTCAACCGTTCAGCGACAGGCCACCAGTCTGCTCGGCACACAGGTTCGGACAGTATCCAGTAAACGTGCACACCCCGCCCAGAGTTAATAAGAGTAGGGATAGGTAAATTGTTGTTCTCGCAGAACACACGTAACGCTTCAATCGCCACCTCTTGGGATGGAAACTCTTTGTTAGGCCCACAGTCTAGGTCCAAGAAAAAAGACTTCATCCACTGCATATTGTTAGCTGCGCGAGACCCAGCCTCAAAGAACGTACCCATTGCAAAGAAGGCGTTCCACCCGTTCGCATCGAGATCACGTGCTGCCTGTAGCACCTCATCAGTAGACGAGTAAAATTTCTGCTTGATCTGTTCGTTTGGTTTAGCGCCTTTCAAGGCCCACACACAGTAGTGCCCCTCGTGCGCCAATACCAAATCTAAAAATCTTTTGTTTATCATTGTTACCACTCATACCATAAGAGTAACCACGGCCACCGAAGCAGCCGTGGATTTGTGTTTAGTCGTCGTCAAACATGCTGTCTACGATGTCGTTCAGATCACCTTTAGACGCTGGAGCCGGAGCCGCTTTATTAACGGTCTTCTTCACTGGCTCTGCTTCAAACATGTCATCGCCATCCTCTTCTACGGAGGGCTTCATAGCCAAGACGTTGTTTGTTTTTGGTTTCGACGCAAACGGGTTGGGGTCTTCCATGACGAACCCACCGTCCACAGCACCAAACGGGTTGGCACGTTCCATCGGGGTATACTTGATAACTTGCACAGCGTTAATGCGTAGTGACACGCTCTGCTTACCCCCAAAGTCGTAGGGTACTAACTTAACCGCTATGCTAACAGTGCTGCCCGTAGTCAACTGAAAGTCTTCCGGTAGCATGTTACCCTGCGAATCATACTGCGCTGGCTTGTTTGTCACCTGTCCGCCGTATGCACCTTTCAACACGGCTTTATGCGTGATGGTGCCGTTATCGTCTTTGACAAACGGGTTGGCTAGTTTCTCAGCCCACTTGTCTTCGCGGTTTGCCATGTATGCTGCACTCATGGCTTGGAACAAACCTTTTGCCGTGGCGGTGTCCATGCGGAAAGCAATGGAAAACTCTGCGTTAACATCCCGTGGACCACAGGGCATACTACGGTTGGCCTTCTTATCAAACGCGTACGTCTGATCTAGCTTCGGCCATAGTGCTTCTACGTTTTCAATGATGTAAATGTCTGCCAATGTCGTTCTCCTTTTTGGCTTATACGTCTGTGTCGGCGTCGAAGTTAAACTCCAACTGTTCTTCTACAGGCTCATTACGAATTTCGGCCTGTTCTGCTTCTATGGCTTTACCTGTTAGGGCTTCGGTCACTGAAGTCTTGTTGAAACGGTAGGTATTACCGATCTTAATATACGTGGACTTAGGGATATGCCCCTGCCGCACCCACGCACGGATAGTAGAAATGGACACTGCAAAATGCTTTGCCAAATCCTCTATTGGTACAAATGGTTCCGCCATTATTTTTTCCTTACTGATATGACATACTCGGTGTCTATGTTCATGCCCTTCGGCAGAACGTCTGGGTTTTCCTCTAAGAACTGTTTGACGTTGGTTTGGTTCAACCGTTTGTCTAAGAACTCAGGTACATCATGCTCTTTAATGAAGTTGTACATTTGCTCCCAATCGCTGGTCCAATACTTTGTTTTAGTGGACCTGAAAAACAAACCCTCGGAGGTTCTAACGCTCTCAACATTGTGGTTCTCACAGTAGTCAAGCAGCGCGTTCTTTAAGATTTCCTGTTGGCGCACCAACGCTCCATCTTCTTCTTTAAACCGTGCGGATAGTTCTGCTCTTTTTGCCCGTAGCTTGATGTAGGCTTTTGTCAGTTTATCCGCAGGTATGTCGGACTGATCCGTCATTTGCGTTCTCCTCTAGTAACGAGAATTATAATCTAGTGGTATAAAATACCCTAGTCAAGTATTTCTTTGTATAAGTCTATCATTTTTGTGTGTACGTCTATTCTGTTATCGAGAAGTGAGTAAACACGCTTTTCCACAGCAGAGCCTTGCAACTGCACAACGGTACATCGGTGCTTTTGACCCGACCTGTGAACCCGTGCGTTAGCTTGGGCATATGTTTCCAAGGAGGAGGTTGGACCCCACCACACCACCGTGTTCGCTGCAGTTAACGTAACACCATGCGCCGCGGACTGCGGCTGGATGACTAGCACCCTTGGATCGGGGGTATTCTGGAACCGTTTAAATATATCGGTTCGTTTTGCTACAGGCACGTCCCCCCTGATTACCTCAGTAGCAACTCCGTCATTACGCAGTTTGTCGGTCAATATGTCAATAGTGTGTTTGAATGGTACGAACACGAGAACCTTTTGGCTGCTCTCGTCTATCACTTCCTTCAAGACTTTGTATCTGTGCTTGATGTCAAACTCTAACGTGTCACCATCATCTGTATATACAGCGCCAGCAGATATTTGCAGGAGCTTGTTCATAATGATCGCGGCGTTCATGGCGGTTACTTCGTCGTCGCCCACAGTCATGGTCATACTCTTCTTGAGCATGTCATAATATTTTTTCTGTTGGCGTGTAAGTTCGACCACGCGCTTGACGTATGTCATGTCGGGCAGATCAAGACACTCTTCTTTGGTGAAGCGTATGGCAGGCTGTAATATGTTGAATACAAGGTCTGACGCTGTAGGTTTTACCACCCACCTGAACTGCGTTATCTTTGTCATAACCATATCACGGAACGAACCAAAGAACCGTGGCACCACGTTGGGGTTGACCAACTTAGCTAACCCGTAAGCGTCGAGTGGAGATTGTGCAGCGGGTGTACCTGTCATCATCCATAGCCATGTATCTTCAGTGACTAATTTTCTAAGGACTTTCCACCGTTTGGACTGCGCGTTCTTGTAGTGTGTGGCCTCGTCTACAATGATAAGGTCAAAGCCACCGTTTATGATTGCATCAGCGACGATCTCAACACCGTCATAGTTTATCACCACAAAGTCAGCACCTTGCTCAATGATCTTTCTGCGTTTTTTAGCCGCGCCATGTGCGATGTCTACACTGCGGTGTGGAGCAAACGTAAACAAATCCTCACGCCACGCACTGTCCATGATAGACAAGGGGCATATAACAAGTACGCGGTTGATCTTACCCTGCTTCATCAGATAGTCAGCAGCCCATATAGCAGAGGCGGTCTTGCCTGTACCCTGCTCGTTGAAACAAAACGACTTCTGGTTCATGGTGAAAAACGCAGCGGTCTTTTTCTGGTGATCGAACGGCGCGTATTTACCTGTCCACTCGTACCTGCCGTTGATCGGGGAGGGCACGTCGATGTTCAGCTTGCGTAGACTATGAGCTTCGTCAATGCCCCACTTCACCAACACCTCGTGGTCTTCCACAGTTTTGCTTTTCGGTATCACTTCAGTGACACGTTTTGGATTGCGTAGCTTCAACAGCAACGCCTTACCACCTATAATCTGCATCGTGTTCTCCTTTCGGGCAGTTGCCCGAATCACTTTTTCTTTTTGTAATTCCGTGCGCGGTTTTTGCTGCGGCTCTCCACAGTCACACCGTCTTTGTTTGTACCGCCCTTCGACAGGGCTTTCTTATGGCTAACGTCTTTACCTTCGCGCTTGTCAGCCTTGCCGTTGTTGTTA